TTAGAGTAATAGGATGCTTCAACAACTTTCAAAATTTTAGGATTGTTTTTCAACATATACCGAAATAATCTGAGTTCAACTTGAGCAGTATAAGAGGGAACAAAACAACTTTCAAAAGAAGTGTAATCTGTTTCTGCTTTATAGTAGAATTGTGCAATTTTCAACAATTTCTTTGGTAGACGTTCAGGGTTGTAATACTTAACAAACTGTGGTAAAGAGAACACTTGTTTCTCCATTTTATGTACACATCCACCAACAATAGCTTTAAACCAATCTGTTCTAGAGTTAATTAGACGGACTTTCTTTGGCATTGGGTAAATCTCTCTCTTTGGGAAACTTTTGCACTTAAAGATTTTGTCTGTATAGACAAAGTCACCACCTTTGTAAACTTCATCAAAGTTTTCAAGTAGTTGGTCTTTCCTATCTTGGGTGTAGTGATCACAATCATGCAGCCAATCTTGAGTAAGGACACGGTAATCCTCAAAAAATGGCAAGGGCTTGAGATTGGTTTCAATGAATTTCTGAACAAAAGATCCGAGATCAAGTAACGTTTTCAGTGACGCCAGAGGTACTATTGGGTTGACCCTTCCACGGTAACCTATTTCAACATTTAAAGGGTCATGGGGGTCCATAGTTGTAACAACATCAGAACCACCCCCGAAGAGCAAGAGGCCATAAGGTTTATTACTGTATTTATTGCCGTTCCACTCAAAGGGTTTCTTAGGTAACGTAGAACGAATTGGAAAATCGGCATCGAGAACCACCTTATGGTTTATATAATTAATTAATCTTAGAGGGTAGACATACCGTCTACGAGTGACTGACCCACAGTGGCACACTGAAAATTCAGTAACGGTAACATTGTGTATTCAATGATTCCTTGGAGAACTGAAGTCCAATCAGTGATAAGCAAGATAAGGGCTTCTGTAGTGAGGACAATTCTTCTTCCCCTCTCCATTAGTCTTAGAGCTTCTCTGGAAGCTGCTGCTTTGATTCCTTTAATGACTGTTCGCTTAAGGCTGTGAACCGCAGTATTACTGGACTCACCGAGTAAGTTTCCTGGATACATGAACGGTAATGCGCGACCAGTCTGTTCGAGAAAACAGTAAAGGGTCGCAATAGCCACAGGCAACATGGTTTGAGCAGAGTAGCAATATACTTCACGGGTCTGCAAGTGATTGAGAACACGGGGGAACATTGTAACACACCAAAAGTATGAACGCTCTGAGGGACTAGGTTTGTGGTTAAGAGTGAGCTTAAAATTTCGATAGGAACTCTCCAACATGAAGAAATTGGAAATAAGAACCTGATGAACAGTGGGAGTATGTATCGAATAGTCGCAATTATGAAAGTTACACACGAATCGAGACACAATATTCTTGATGTTAACAAGACTATCCTGTACAATTTTGGTATATTTATTGACAAAATAGCGAATGAACCACGGAAAATGCCAAGAAGCTTTGGAATTAGCCAAGAGCAACTGAGTATAGTAGCTAAGGGGATTATCATAGATAACGACACTAATCGGCGACATAGAGTCAAGGCTAACATCGGAGATTTCAGGGCGGATGGATAACTTTTCGAGAGAGGACTCAACATTGTATGCATTTCTGAGAGTATCAAATTCGCGGATATCATCATCAATATTATTCGTGAGCGGCGGTGTTTCCAGAAGATCACGGCGGAGAGTAGTAAGCTTAATATCACGACGAATATTAACG